AGCGGTGGGAGATGGGAAAAATCTATCGTTATTAGATATTAGATTTGCAAGAACGATTAATAAAATTCAAAAATCAGTAATTGCCGAATTAAATAAAATTGCAATTATACATTTATTTTTATTAGGGTTTGAGGATGAGTTAGGTAATTTTACTTTAGGTCTTACAAATCCTTCTAAACAAGCGGATCTTTTAATGATTGACGTTTGGAAAGAGAAGGTAACTTTATATAAAGATATGGTTACAGAGATTCCTAACACAATACAACCAACATCAGCGACTTGGGCTAAAAAACATATTTTTGGTTTCTCTGATGAAGATATTAAACTTGAAATACAACAAATAAGATTGGAAAGAGCTGTGGCGGCAGAAATTGCAAATACCGCAACCGTTATTACCCATACAGGTTTATTTGATAATGTTGATAAATTATACAAAACTGTTTCTGGTGAAACCGCAAGTGCTGGAGGAGCCGCAGCAGGTGGAGCACCACCGGCAGGAGGCCCACCACCACCACCTGGAGGAGAACCTATGATGGATGGAGTTGAGAAATCAAATTTTGATATACTATTAGAAAGTGATAATATCTTTGGTGATGAGTATATAGATTTGTCAAAAGGTAAAAATTCTTTAGGGGCAATTGAGAAGGAATTGGAAAAATTGCTTAATGGGTAATATTTATAATAAAAATTTATTATGAAGTTTGGATTATTAAAATCAAAAATAGAAAAGTGTTTAGTTGAGTCATACGCAAATAACACGTTAAAAAGAGATTTATTTGTATTTGACCAATTGGTTGCAAAAAATAAAAATTTAAATAAATTATATTATTTGTACGATGAGTTATCATCAAATAAAGGTTTAAGTGAATCTATTGCAACAGACTTTATAACCCAAAGTATCACCTTATACGAAAATACCGTAAATAAAATTTCTAAATCAGATATTTCAGATATCACCCTTTGGGTAGATCAGATAAATACAAAGAATTCTTATGAGGATATTGATAATTTATTTTCAAATAATGTCCTAACTTTAGAAAGTAAGATAAGAAGTAAAAGTGTTATTCTTGAAAACCTAAAGAAGAAAGAAGAATCTCAGAACGAATTTAAAAATGTTTCAATAAATGAAATGGTAAATATTGCAAATAAAACAGTTAAAAATTACCTATCTTCTCTATCTGAAAATGAAAAAAGAAAATTAGACTCAATTCTTTTAGAGTCTGATGAAAAATTGAAATTAAAATACGAAATAATAAAAGAAGACGTTTTAGAGAAATTAGAACAAATAACATCTCAAGAAACCGATTCTGAAGTCTCAACAAAATTAACCGAAACAATTAATAAAGTTAAATCGGAAAATTACGATAAATTAAATTATTTTAAATTACAAGAATTAAACAGAAGCCTTTAATTGTAATTTCTGACGATAAATCGCTTTATTTAACATATCACGATTTTCAACGGACTTTTTAGTAAATTCTTTTCTATTATTTAACTGGGAATTCTGACGAGTTCTTATTACTTTACCCTTTAATTCTTTAAGGGCTCTCTCAATGTCATTTTTTTTTACGTGGACTATTAACATAATTTATTTAAAATGTTTATTATATTGATATATATCTCAAAATTAAGTAAATTTTCTAAAAATAAACCTAAGACATATGGAAAAAAATTATGAAAAAAGGAAAAACCACCAAAATAAATGGTTTCAGATCATCTAAAGTCCTTTATGGGACAGTAGATTCAAAAGAATTTAAATCACTTTATTTAAACTTACAAACTTGGGTTGAGCCAAAAGACGACTACGAAAACTGGAGTAGAATTGTCTTGAATATGAATAGATCAATAAAACACTCAATATTTGATAATTTAGATAAGACATTATTTGATGATAAGTATATTGTTGATTTGGATCTTAGGATAAGTGGTTTACGAATAAAAAAGAAATCATTTATGAATTTAGAAATAAATTTATTTTTGAATGTAGAAATTGATTTTAAATCCCCCAAATTAAAAAAAGCCTTAAAAAAAATTATAAAAGAAATTTATTCTGATGTCTTAACTAAAAACGAATATTTTAAATTTTGTTTAACGAAAAATGGTAATACTAAAGTAATAAAAGTAAAAACCGAAACGGAGTAATATTTATCATAAAATTAATATTAAGTAATGATAGAAACATATACATATATTTATGTATTGAGAGACCCCAATGATAATGAAATTAGATATGTTGGTAAATCCGATAATCCAAAAGAAAGAATTATAGAACACATAAGAAAAAGTAAATATAAAAAAACTTATAAGAATAATTGGATTCAAAAATTACTTAAGGAAGACAAAAAACCAATAATGGAAATTATAGACACTGTTCAAAAATATGAGTGGAGTGAAAAAGAAAAATATTGGGTAAAATACTATAAAGATAAGGGTTATAATTTAACAAATTTAACTGAAGGTGGGGATGGTGGTAATTTTGGTGATGAAATAAATAAATTAATTTCACAAAAATTAAAGGGTAGGGTTTTTACTGAAGAAACTATTAAAATAATGAGCGAATCCGCAAAAAAAAGAAAGTTAACCGAAGAAGGTAGAAAGTCATTATCCGAAAAAAGAAAAGGTGAAAAAAATTCTATGTTTGGTAGGAAACAATCAAAGTATTGTATTGAAAGTAAATTTAAACCGGTGGACCAATACGACTTAGATGGTAATTTTATTACCGGTTGGGGATCTTTAAAAGAAGTATCCGAATACTTATCTATAAACCGAAACTCAATTAGAATGTGTGCTAATAACCAAAGGAGGAGTGCTGGTGGATATAAATGGAAATTTAAATAAAAATGCATATTAATACAAAAAATGAACTTAATAAAAAATTAATTCTTATTGAGTACGACGCTGGATACATCAATCCAAAAGAAAGAAATAACCATTTTATAATGGAAGAAAAGACTTTTTTAGATCACTCAAAACCCTTTGAATTTTATGCGGTTTTACAAAAATATAATACACCAAATAGAAACGGAAGAGTTTATCCGGAAAAGATTTTAAAAAGAGAAGCGGAAAATTATAAAAAAATGATTGAGAAAGGAACTTCTCTTTCGGAATTAAATCATCCCGAATCTTCTTTAATAGATCTTGATCGTGTGTCTCATATGATTACTGAAATATGGTGGGATGGACCGGTACTATTAGGTAAATTAAAATTACTTACATCTCCAGGATTTCACGAAAGAGGGATTGTATCCACAAAGGGAGATATGGCAGCAAACTACTTACGTCAAGGGGTAACATTAGGTATATCTTCTCGTGGTGTTGGGTCACTTAAAAAAGTTGGGGAACAGAATGAGGTTCAGGAAGATTTTGAATTGATCTGTTTTGACCTTGTATCATCACCGTCAACTCCAGGAGCTTATTTATTTTTAAATAAAGACGATAGAATGAAATATGAAGAAAATTTAGATGAGGAGAAAAAAATGACTCTTGAAAAAAATGTTAACGACTCTGGAGACAAATCACTTGACTTAATGAAAAGATTAACTCATTATTTAGAAAAATAAAATTATGGAACAAGGAGAAAAATTTTTTGTAGCAAAAATTACGTCAGATTTACTAGATAGCGAATCTGGAAGAGTTAAAAAGATGAAAGAAGAAAAATTAGTTATGGGTTATTCACCAACGGATGTTGAGGCGAAAGTAACTAAAGTTTATGAAAATTACACAATGGATTGGAGGATTACATCAATCACAGAAAGTAAAATTGATGAAGTAATTAATTAAATAAAAAATTATTTTTTTAAAAAAAGGGGGACAATTGTCTCCCTTTTTTGTTTTATGCTGATTTTTTCTGAAAAATACAATATTTATATTGAAAAGAATTATCAATGGCAGAAAAAAACATGATAGAAGATACATTATTCCAGATAAAAAATTTGGAAGAATCTCTTAAAAAAAATGCACAAGGAATACTTTCATCTACTATGAGGAAAGAAATCAATTCATTAGTAAAAGAATCTCTTATGGAACAAGAGGAGATTACAACACCAGCACCTGAAGATGTCGACGCCGAAACTCCTATGTTACCTGACGAGGAAGAAGGAATGGATTTTGCTGAGCCGGAAATGGATGCTGAAGAACCTATGATGATGGGTGATGAAATGACTGGGATGGAACCAGAAGAAGATGAAACAATCGACATGAGAGGAGCGTCTGACTCTGAAGTAATCCGAGTGTTTAAAGCCATGGGTGATAATGATGGCGTTGTTGTAAC